CAATATCAACCTGGTGGTGAGCAATGGTTTCAACCATGTACCGGATGTGTTCTGCCATGCGCTCCTGAAACTCAACATCGTCATCAAACGCACGGGTAATGGCTTTTTTGCTGGCCCCGTGGCGTTGCAAATGATCGATGCAGAGTGATTCAAACAGGTGCTGGGGCAGACCTTTTCCCATGTCGTCTGCCAGTTCTGCCTCTTTCTCTTCACGGGCGATCTGCTGGTAGTAACGCGCCCAGCTCTGAGCCTCAAGACAATCCTGAATGTAATAAGCGTTCATGGCTGAACTCCTGAAATAGCTGTGAAAATATCGCCCGCGAAATGCCAGGCTGATTAGGAAAACAGGAAAGGGGGTTAGTGAATGCTTTTGCTTGATCTCAGTTTCAGTATTAATATCCATTTTTTATAAGCGTCGACGGCCTCACGAAACATCTTTTCATCGCCAATAAAAGTGGCGATAGTGAATTTAGTCTGGATAGCCATAAGTGTTTGATCCATTTTTTGGGACTCCTGGCTGATTAAGTATGTCGATAAGGCGTTTCCATCCGTCACGTAATTTACGGGTGATTCGTTCAAGTAAAGATTCGGAAGGGCAGCCAGCAACAGGCCACCCTGCAATGGCATATTGCATGGTGTGCTCCTTATTTATACATAACGAAAAACGCCTCGAGTGAAGCGTTATTGGTATGCGGTAACGCCGCGCTCAGGCGGCTTTGATAGTCATATCATCTGAATCAAATATTCCTGATGTATCGATATCGGTAATTCTTATTCCTTCGCTACCATCCATTGGAGGCCATCCTTCCTGACCATTTCCATCATTCCAGTCGAACTCACACACAACACCATATGCATTTAAGTCGCTTGAAATTGCTATAAGCAGAGCATGTTGCGCCAGCATGATTAATACAGCATTTAATACAGAGCCGTGTTTATTGAGTCGGTATTCAGAGTCTGACCAGAAATTATTAATCTGGTGAAGTTTTTCCTCTGTCATTACGTCATGGTCGATTTCAATTTCTATTGATGCTTTCCAGTCGTAATCAATGATGTATTTTTTGATGTTTGACATCTGTTCATATCCTCACAGATAAAAAATCGCCCTCACATTGGAGGGCAAAGAAGATTTCCAATAATCAGAACAAGTCGGCTCCTGTTTAGTTACGAGCGACATTGCTCAGTGTATTCACTCGTTGGAATGAATACACAGTGCAGTGTTTATTAGTATGCCTGTCTTTTAACCACATCAGGCTCGGTGGTTCTCGTGTACCCCTACAGCGAGAAATCGGATAAACTCTATTCACCCCTACAGAGAGCAAAAGAGAAACGCCGATGAACAACTCATGGTGGCAGGAACTAATGCATTTTTTCCTGCAAGGAATGACACTTAAACAGTTGATTCATATGCTAATCATCCTGATTATATTGATTATTGTTATGCCTGTAAGCGTAAAAGAATGGATAAACCTGCATAATCCAGAAATCCTTCCTCATTACTGGATGTATTACATCCTGTTGTTTTGCGTTAGCTATGTGCTTAACGGCGTTGTTAATTCCGCTTATCACGCTGTGACTGAAAGAATTGAGATATTCGCTGCTCAGAAGCGCAAATCTAAAGAAGAGAAATACGTGCAAGATTTGTTTGATTCGTTAACTCTTGGAGAAAGAGCGTATTTGGCATTCGCTGTAGCCGCTAATAACCAGCTAAAGACAGAAAAGGGAAGCCCTGAAGCAATCTCATTGCTCGAAAAAGGGCTTCTTATTCGGGTACCTTCTGCTACTGGATATCCTGAAATCGACCGTTTTGTTATCCCGGAACGCTATAGAAATGAGTGCTACATTAGGTTTGCTGGGAAGAAAGACAGTCTTATGGATGAACTTATCGCTCAGGATAAGCATGGCAAAAACAAGTAATTAGCAAATTAATTTATCATCTCGCCGTCAGTTGTTTTGATTTCCGGTAGCCTGCCGCGTAAATGGCTACGTTTGGCAGGCAAATACTTCCACTGCATTCATCTGCCTTCTTGCAGCGAAGGCTTCCGAGTGATGCTGCTTTGTCTGCTCTGACGCAACCAGAGAGCTTTAGCGCAATTTTTCGCGCCAGTGCTTCATTACTGCGTCGCTCGGCAATAAGTTCTGCTCTGCGAGCTTTGTAGCGGCTTTTTGCCGTACCTTTGGATTCTTTCCAGACAATGGTTACCATGATGGTCTCCTTTAAGTGGCTTTGGCGCATGACGCGTCGAGGTGTTTATCTTCTCGATCGCTGTCTTGCAGCTGCAATTCGCGCCATCCCCAAAACCACTCAAGTTCTGGTCTCAACGGTTAGGTTGAGAGTTCGTCGATGTTAAAGAGCCTGCCAATCTGTTCCTTGTGGCGTCTCAGCGTCCTGCTGATGGAAATGATAGTCACATATTGTGATTTAATGGTCAATCACAAAATGTGTAAAATAAAGGTGTGACACGTTATGTGTATGATTTTTTTGTGTAAATAGTTTTACCCGCGATGGTTTTGCTTACTTAAGTCGGTGGCAACAGCAGGATGGGTGCTGAAAAGTTCGAAAAACGAGCGAATGGGGTGGTGGCGAGATGGCGGGATATGGGAGTTGTATTAAGAATTATAGTAATTTAATCAATAGTTTGGACCGGCGGGCAGGTGCTGTCCTGATAGTGATCGGCGGGCAATAAAAAACCCGGCTCGGTGGCCGGATTTGCTAAATTACTGACCTTTCTTAAGGTACAAGTTTATTAGGAAAAATATAGTTGGCATAGCAAGCGAGGCCAAGAGAACCCCGAGCATCCATACTTTTACATCTGCTATCTTGGTTTCCAAAGCGGAAAATTTAGCTTCAAAGTAGTCAACCGATGGTTTCTTAGATAATGAAGCATCAAAATCCAGGCTCTTCTGTAAAAGTACAGCGGTGTCTCTTTTGGCGTCAGTAGAATCAGAAGATATTTTCCGGGTATCCTCTTTAATTCCTGCCATGCTGCTCTTGATGTGCGCAACTTCAGCTTCAAGAACTGCTAATCGCTTATCCATGTCGTCGCCTCCATCATCACTTGTTGTTTGAATGATCTCAGTATCATCCATCACAACCGATGTGACAATCCGTTTTTCTTTATCTGAAGCAGCAACAGAACAAGCTTTCATCAAGAGCGTTGCTTGGCTTGATGCTACAGAAGAAAATTCCAGCCCTACTGTAGAGCCATTCTTATCAGAGTAAGCAATTACTAGCTTTCCCTCATCCAAAGATGATTGAGCTGCATTCATCAGCTTTTATTCCTCGAACATGCTTTTCAAGGACTGATAGAAATCGAAGGCCTTCTGTTTACTTAAAGTCACGGACGCAACCTTAGTGCGCTGCATTCCTGCCACTGCGATTTCGCCATTCATATGGCCGATGACAGGGGTGCTATTGAGAAAAACGAAGTTAAAAACTTCGTAGCCATTGTTATCCGTTCCGATGGTTACAACCCCATCAGCATTAGTTTCAATATAATTTTTGGACTCCAGCACATCATTGATATGTGCTAAGGAAACTTCTTGTTTATCGCTCATTTATGTTCTCCTGAACCAACAAAATAGGTAAAAATCTTTTCAATTTCATTAGATTAATTTGCATAAAAAGAACAGGGAAAAGTTGGATTACCAGCTATGCGCCGACCAGAACACCTTGCCGATCAGCCAAACGTCTCTTCAGGCCACTGCGCCTTAACTACCTTGCCTATGATGCGGCAGCTATGGTCGCAATCCAGGGTTCTATATGCCGGGTTTAAAGGTACCAGGTAACTAACCCCTGCATCCTTCTCATACTTCTTGAACGTTGCCTCTGAATCACCATTTGCAGAAGCCACGCAGAAATCCCCAGACTCTACCGGCTCAGCCGGATCAACGAGTATCAGCATGCCTTCCGGAAAACTTGGACGAACCCCCTGAGGCGCCGTCATTGAATGCCCCTTCACCTCAAGCCAGAAAGCTTTTTCGCTGGCTTTTGTGGTCGTTGGGACCCATGCCTTTGCATCGCTGGCTGTGTAGCTTCCCACCTCCGAAAATGGCCCGGCCTGCACTGAAGAAAATAACGGGTATTCATATTGGCGAAATACGGCGTCTGAATCCTCGCCAAACATTATTTTTGCCGGAGATACGCCGAGTGCCGCCCCAAGAACCAGCGCGTCATCCGCGCTAACCTTTCTTGTTCCTAACTCGTAGTTCCCCAGGCGTGAAGGCGCAGCCCAGCCGCAAAGCTTGGCCAATTGAGCCTGGCTAAGTCCTTTAGCTTCTCTAAGGGACTTGATCCTTTCCCCGATAATTTCATGCATCGTTTTCATCCCTTAAATGTAACACGCAACGTGATTGAACTCTGTACACGAATTGAGGTTGACTGTTAATCACAAATTGTGTGTAATGGGTGTGTGATTAATGCTAGGGAGACCGCAATGAACAAAATTGCCCAGCAGCGAAAAAAAATCGGAGTTTCGCAAGCTGTACTAGCTTCGGCAATTGGTTGGGGGCAATCCCGCATCGCCAACTATGAGCTGAATATCCGTACTCCTGGCCTTAACGATTGCCGAATGATCGTAGAAGGCCTCAGGAAGTTAGGGTGCCAATGTTCTTTGGATGATGTTTTCCCTCCATCCAGTAACAAAGCCGCCTAAGCAGTACCCGCTCTTTCATCATGGCCTTTCACCTCTAACCGGGTGAGCAAACATCAGCGGCAAATCCATTGGGTGTGCCGCTATAACTCAATATCAATATAGGAAAATTAACAAATGGCACAAGCAAGCTACAGCAAGCCAACACAGCGAGAAATTGATCGCGCTGAAACTGATTTACTCATCAACCTGTCAACGCTTACCCAGCGCGGTCTGGCAAAGATGATTGGCTGTCATGAATCGAAGATAAGCAGAACGGACTGGCGGTTTATTGCTTCGGTCTTGTGTGCTTTCGGAATGGCATCAGACATCAGTCCGATTAGCAGGGCTTTTAAGTATGCGCTTGATGAAATCACAAAGAAAAAATCCCCGGCCGCCACCGAGGATTTTAAGCAAATTGATATGCAATTCTGAGGGAATTACTGGATCAATCCACAGGAGTAATTATGACAAAACAACTCAGTCCTTACCAGGACAAAATTCACAAACACATACTACGTGATCGCTTCCTGTCCAGCTTCAAGCAGCCTGGTCGATTCCGGGCTGAGTTGGAAAAAGTGAAGCTGATGCAGAAGGAGAAAGGTCATGAGTAACATATCTAATCTAGCCGAAGCCAGAGAGGCAAGAAGGCTACAACAACCGCATCAAAGCAGCGGTAAGGGGTATGCCTTGCTGCACCGTAAAATTATGGATGTGCCGTTTTACAAGGACGCAGAAGCTGCGCATCTGTGGGTTCACTTAATCCTCAAAGCAAAGCATACGCCTGAGTATGTAATGACTGACGCAGGAGAAATTCTGGTAGGCAGAGGGAAGCTACTTGGCGGTAGAAACTCTCTGGCGTTTGAAACAGGACTCAAACCAGATCGCGTTCAGTACCTGCTTAGAAAGTTCAAAAAACTCGGCATGATTGACTGGGTTTCACACGGTAAATTCTCAGTTTTCTCGGTAGAGAAATATGACGATTATCAGTCAAATTTTGTACCAGCAGATTACCAGCAAATTACCACCTCAAAGCCAGCAATACCAATGCCTGCAAGCAATACTGTACCAGCAGATTACCAGCAAATTACCACAGATAAAGAATATAATAATATTATCTCTAATACTGACGTATTAGAGAGTGCCACAGCAGACAAAAAGTCTGACAAGAAAAAACCTTCCGTTAGCTGTCAGGATGTTGTCGATGCTTACCACGAAATCCTTCCTGAAGCGCCAAAAATCCGCGCACTGAATGACAAGCGTAAAAACCAGATCCGAACGTTCTGGCGCAAAGCCGGAGTGATAACCCGCCAGCTTGACGGGCATGGGTTCACGATGCAGGACTGGAGAAATTATTTGAGCTACGTAGGCGAAAATTGCCGATGGATGTTCGAAGAGCGCCCAAACCATCAGCGCGGAACCGTCTGGCACAAAAAGGGATTTGATTTCCTGCTTAACGATAATACCTACCTGAAAGTTCGTGAGGGTGAACACGATGACCGATAATTTTTATGCGCCGCCCCATAGCATCGAGGCAGAGCAGGCGGTGATTGGTGGATTGCTTCTGGATGATGACAGCAGTGAGCGCGTCCAGAAAGTTCTGGCGATGCTGAAGCCTGATTCATTTTACAGCCGACCACACAAAATCATTTTCGAAGAAATAACCAGAATGCACCGGGAGCAAAAGCCAGTAGATGGCCTGACGCTTTTCGATGAACTGGAGCGTAAATCGTTAACGGCGTCTGTTGGCGGTTTTGCTTATATCGCTGAGATCGCAAAGAACACGCCAAGCGCAGCAAACATCGTTGCCTATGCAATGCAGGTTCGTGAAACCGCAATGGAACGCTACGCCATCAACCGCATGACTGAAGCGACGGAATTGCTCTATTCCCGCAACGGAATGACTGCAACGCAGAAGTACGAAGCTATTCAGGCGATTTTCACGCAACTGACAGACCATGCAAAAACCGGATCGCGTCGCGGCCTTCGCTCATTTGGCGAGGTCATGGAAGACTGGGTTAGCGACCTTGAGAAGCGATTTGACCCGTCAGGCGAACAACGAGGAATGAGCACAGGGATCCCATCGCTGGACAGGATGCTGTCACCGAAAGGTCTGGTGAAAGGCTCTCTGTTTGTCATTGGCGCTCGCCCTAAGATGGGGAAAACGACGCTATACAGCCAGATGGCAATCAATTGCGCAGTGCATGAGAAAAAGCCCGCTCTGATGTTCAGCCTTGAAATGCCAGGTGATCAGATACTGGAAAAACTGGTAGGACAGAAGTCAGGTGTTAACCCGAATATTTTTTACCTTCCGGCGACAAATGACGCCGATGACGGCTATCAGGGTGATTACGATGGTGACTTCAACAGGGCGATCGAAACAGCTAATCGCTTGAGTGAAATCGACCTGCTTTACATCGACGACACGCCGGGATTATCTCTGGCTCAAATCGTCAGCGAAAGCCGTCGAATCAAACGAGAAAAAGGATGCGTTGGCATGATTCTGGTCGATTACCTGACACTAATGACCGCTGAGAAGGCCGATCGCAACGACCTTGCTTACGGCATGATCACCAAAGGACTGAAGAACCTTGCCAAAGAGCTTGATTGCGTTGTTGTGCTTCTGACGCAGCTTAACCGCGCACTGGAAAGCCGAACCAATAAACGCCCACTACCAAGTGACTCACGAGATACAGGGCAGATTGAACAGGATTGCGATTATTGGGTGGGGATCCATCGTGAAGGTGCTTTTGATGACAGTGTTCCACCTGGTGAAACCGAACTAATCCTTCGTCTCAATCGTCATGGCAATACCGGCACGGTGTATTGCATTCAGGCAAATGGCGCTATTTATGACACAGACCAACAGTCTGCTGAAATGCGCCGACGTGAACGCGAGGAACCGCAGTCCAAGAAGAAAGGAGGATTCTGATGAATAAAAAACAATTAGCCATTCTCGAAAAGGCATGGGATGCACAAATATCATACGCTTTGAAAGAACAGGCACTACCAATAATCCAGACCAAATCGAAAATAGCCAGGCAGTTATGCGATGGCGGATTCCTGAACGAAATTGAGATTACGCGCCAGATGGTAACGTTTAAAGGGTATGAGATAAATCATCATGGTATAGCGGCGTATTGCTCCCATCTTCCTGATGACGTTGACATTGATGAAATGGAAAGGGAGATGAAGCAATGACCATCTACATCACTGAGCTAATAACAGGCCTGCTGGTAATCGCAGGCCTTTTTATTTGGGGGAGAGGGAAGTGAACGATAGCTACCGACAGTTTGAAAACTGGTGGTCAAAAGACAAAAGCCAGTTCACGGGAGACGATGAATTAAAAGAGTTTGCCTGGGTGATATGGCAGGCATCGCGCTCTGCTATTGAACTGGATATCGACTGGCCCGAATCGAATGACGACTTTTGGAAAGATGGTGAAGAAGGTGCTTATGCGATGGGTTATGAGGATGGGCGTGACAAAACGGTAATTGCAGTAATGAAAGCCATCAGGGCCGCAGGAATCAAAGAAAAGAATTTCGATTAAGCAAATATCACTTCAATAAATCGCTTTTAAGGCATCACAATCGCTCTGTAGTGAGGTA